AATCTACATCTGATATTTTTTATCTCTTAAAGATTCATAAATCCGTTGACAAGTCACTCCTGCGATGTAGCGTTTGTCAGCAATTTCAGCATAAAGCTGAGCTTCTGCTGCAATATCTCCGAGCATGTTGGTGAGCATTCCTTCGGCGGCTTTGGTTGTTTTGCCTCTGACGGCAGCGGCAAGATTTGCGGTATGCTGCGCTGCGTCAAGGCGTATGCATATTTTGTTGCTTCGGCACGCAGCTGGTTAACACTATCAGACAGATCAGCAGCCCTGGCAGAAATTTCAGCGGCTTTCTGTTGTGCATCTTTAACAGCCTCATCACGGGATATAGTTCGCCCCTGTTCAATTATTCGAGCAGCAAATTGGACATTTACCTCTTGAGATAATTCGGCAGCATCACGCTCCGCCCATTTTTTTTGCCATCCTCTGTCGCTCCAGACATTACCTACGACAAATCCTACCAACACGAGCAAAATCACCGTGAATATCTGATTCACTGTTCTATCCCCCAGCAGGTTAATGCACTCTCCTGGTCACGACGAATAACCTGACCGTAACAATTATTTGAACGAATGCGGCAATCACGTCCACCGTCCTTTATCCACCAGCGAATCGCCTCGCATGCGCCTTTACGATCACCGGCATTAAGCCGCTTATAAAACGTCGACGGAAAACACTTACCAGGGCCAATGTTATAGGGACAGAATGACGCGATACCGGCTTTCTGTGGCTCGGTCAGTGGAACTTTTATATTGCGCTCCACCCATGCCAGCGCCTTATCCCGCTCAATGGCGTTAACCTGGGCGCATTTTTCCTTCGACAGTTTCATTCCCGGAATAACAGGTTTACCGTCCACCATCGTTGCTCCCCGACAGATGGTCCATATGCCGGAGCCATCGCGGTATGCAGTGGTGTGATTCCCCTCTTTTTCATCCAGAAACTGATCGAGAATGTCAGGGGCAGGAGCACTGGCGGCAATCAGTGCCAGAACAGCGGCCGACAGGCTGTATCTGATTTTTACGTTCATGGATATTTATCAGGATTTATCGGCTTCAAATCCCCGGATATGTTAAATCTTACCTCACCAGTGATGGGCACTGGCGGGAGGAGGATGTCAATCTGATAAACACCGAGGCGACTATGGATTACACAAATCTACCAAAACAAACTTTTGCTGATTTAATCGCACTCAGGCAAGCAGTCGTAGCTCTAATCAACTTGTTGCCGGAGAAGGAAAAGGAATTAGTTAAAGCGCTTCTTAACAGAACTGCCGCCGATTTTTCATCATATCCACTGACAGATGACCTTGCGGACCTTCCTGAATTAATTGCAGCGTCCGCCATTAAGCTTACTGAAGAGATTTACCCTCCTCAAAAATCTTCACAAAATTCCTGCGAGTAACTTCAATGCAATAATCGTAAAACGCCGCAAACTGCTCATCGCGGCGTTTTTTTTCATCTTCAGAAGGAATCAGCACCAACAATTTTTTATTCAGATCAGCGACGCTGCTCTCCAGTTTTTCAATGGGCGATTCAATATCATCTTTTTCTGACCGCAATGCCGTCGGTGGCGTCTTCAGAGAACCTGTAATTCTTCCCGGTAGCTTTCCTTTGTAGGTTATCCACACATTCTGCGCCTCTAAAATTACCGGGCGCTTTTCCGGCGACAGCTCATCTCCTTCACATAACCCGGCAGCAACATCCAGGAAGAACTGTCTGATGCTCCTTCTCGCTGCTGCCTCATAAAACTCCAGCGCGGCACCTTCAACACGGTCCAGCGAGATGTCCAGGTCAAAAATTTCACCGTCAAAGCGTTTTTTGTCCCGTAAGGCTACAGTTACCGCCACTTTATTCTCAAAATTGCGGACTCCTTTCACAACCAGTTCATAGTCTTGTGTCATTGGATTACTCTCTTCTCGCAACCTTACGCCTGTCTTCTTTAATCTTGAAATAAAGGTTTGTCAGATACGTCAGCAGGCCAAAAACCAGACTACCCAGCACACCGATTGCAGCCCACTGTGACGGAGTTACTTTATCGAGTAACTGCAATGCCCAGAAACCAGCATTACCAGCCGATGTGCCATAGGCGATACCTGTTGTTAACTTATCCATTGATTTCATATCCTCACCCCGATGTACACAGATGGTGCAATATGTTTGAAAAGATCGGAGTCTATGGGTTAGTTTTTATAGCAAACGTTGTTCTCAACGGCGCTAAAAAACAGACACATTAAAAATGTGGGTAATTATTTTAAAAGAAAATCATATATTAAATAATAATACGAGATATGTTTTCATATTTAGTGTACTGTATACGGCTATTTATACAGGAAAAGCCTATGTCAGAACGTAAAGACTCAAAATCACGCCGTAATTATCTCGTTAAATGTTCCTGCCCAAACTGCACCCAAGAGTCAGAACACAGTTTTTCAAGAGTACAAAAAGGTGCCCTTTTGATCTGCCCTCATTGCAACAAAGTATTCCAGACAAATCTTAAAGCTGTAGCTTGATTGATTTTATTCGTAACAAGTATTTTTTATATTTTAATAACATATTTAAAGCAGATAATAAAAAACCCGCCTGAGCGGGTTTAATATTGTGGTGCTTTTTGTGGGAGTCATCCACTTACGCACTTTGTTTTGCTATGCCAGCAGTTAGCTTCTGCTGTAAAACTATTCATGCAGCAAACCTGCACTTCACCACAATGGTTAGCATACTTTTCCTGATTAAGTTATTGCCAAATATGCTGGCCATTGTTTCATGTATTGGACCTCCTTACTATTTATTAAAGAGATCCAATATTCACCACTCTGTCTGTATCTCCACTCAGGCATCAGCCTTCTTCGTTATCGTATACAGACAAACTATGAATTTTAATCAGTAATTATGACATTTGCTGCTGCAGGACCTTTAGCACCACTCTCTACAGAGAAGGTAACCTTTTGACCTTCAAATAAGGTTCGAAAAATATCATTCTGAATCGCAGAAAAATGCACAAACACATCTTTACTACCATCAACAGGAGAAATAAAGCCAAAACCTTTATCAGCGTTAAACCATTTTACTAAACCAGTCATTTTATTTGACATTCTACATTCCTTAACTTGAGCCTTTCGGCATAAATGGCTTGTATAACAGAAACGACTTCGTACTTAATTGGAGAGACTCAAAGAAGGAATAAGTGAATAACACCTGAAATGAGAACTGCTTTAGTAAACTACTTCGTATATCGTCTGTTCTTCAAACCGACGCAATCATTAACGCATAGTTGAACATATGAAGCAATGTTTATTTTAGACATCCAGCCATCTTCAACCCCATCAAAAAACTATAGCTTTCTTCAGGAAGGTGTGTATAGTGCGCCCAGTTATCAGTATTAAGGAATTTTTTTGTCCCGTAAAATGACAGGAATTGTCAAAACCTTTGACGGCAAAAGCGGCAAGGGTCTTATCACCCCATCCGATGGTCGTATCGATGTCCAGCTTCATGTTTCAGCGCTCAATCTCCGCGATGCAGAAGAAATTGCCACCGGATTACGCGTGGAATTTTGCCGGATAAATGGTCTGCGTGGCCCTTCAGCTGCCAATGTTTACCTTTCATGAGCTATATTAAAGCTTTAATTTCAGGCCCCATCGAATCAAACATGGAGAGTTTTCATGGATAACCCCGTCTGTCTTGATGACTGGTTGATTGGCTTTAAAAGCTTATGCTGTACTTTGACCGTAATAGCTCTGCTAATAATGTAATAAGCAGACTCATTGTATCTAGGGACATTGTACTGGAAGAAAACATTTTAAACATCAGGCAGAAAACAAAGTCACCCGATAAATAATAAGTAAACAAACATGAATCCCGAAATGAGATTCAACATCTCTATTACCCTATTTAAAGCACAAAAACCCGCTCATCAGCGGGTTTTCTACTTTTTCTTAACGTCGGGTATACAAAGCCCATTGTTGAAAACACTTTATCCATATTTTTTGAAAAATGCAAGCATTACGTCGCCATCTTCGGCGAAAATCATTTATCTCGTCACTTTTCTTAATTGCACCTCAGCATATGCTTCTTCCTGCCAGCACTTTGTAACCAGTTTATCAATGACATCTGCATATCCTGTGTACCACTGATAATCAGTCAGGGCTGGTACCAGCTTCTGGACATGACACCGCGCCAGTGTCGTTGGTAAACGACTAAACCGGTTTCCATTGCAACGCCCACAAATCTTATAAACAGGCGCGCCATGAAGCCGGGTCCTTTTTTCATCCAGGACAATACCTTTACCCTTACACCCTCTGCACGCTGTGCTGACTTCTCCCTTACCATGGCAATGCTGACATAGTTCCTTCACCCACTCTTCCTTGATAACAGATTCCCCGCTTCTGGAGTGTTTCACCACTTCGCGCAATACATTATGAAATCCAGTACCTGCACAATGCTCACAGCGAGCCTTACTTGCCGCAGACCTGGAATAATCAGCAAAGGCAAAATTCACAAGGTAAGGGATGATCTGTAACCGGATTTCTTCACTCAATTTATTCAATGTCGGGTTATCCAGTGCCATCGCGTAATTGAGCAGACCTTCAATCGCAAACTGAGGATCCTGAACACCAACTTTTGCCAGGAATAAGGCAAAACCCAGTGGTGCTTTCGACTGCACCATCCCCTGCGCAGCCATCACATCCGTAATCGTTAAACCACCCGAGCCTGTCGCCGGTGCGTCATCACTCAATTTTGGAGATTTTGGGGAGTAATATTTTGGTAAGGCTTCAAGGTTCATGCTCGTTCTCCACTTACGCCAGTACGCCTGTTGCCAGCGCACGATCGATAAAACGAAATATCAGCTCCAGCTGGGAGCCATACTTCTCTTCAAATGCCACGGTATCCGCATGCAGCTCGTCGTGATGCTTTCTGCACAAAGGCAACACAAAGAGGTCATGCGCTTTTGTTCCCATTCCACCCTGACCGTGACCTATCAGGTGGTGGGGATCATCAGCAGGCTTTCCACAACATGCACACGGCTGTGTCTTAACCCAGCGCGTGTACTTTTCATTAACCCAGCGGCGACGTTTTGGGCGTAACATAAAAGACTCCGGCGACTCCGGATCCACTTTCAGCGCCAGCACCTTTTTTGCCTTATCCTGGATGATGCTGGTGGCAGGAACCGAAGGCACAAGGTCACTTTCCCGGGTGACAGACGGCACAACAGGCTTTGGTAATCTCAGTGCCTTACGGGCTGCACTTTCCGGTAAGGCATCCGCCAGGTCATTACGAATCAGCCACCAGCACAGTTCCGGCATTGTCACAACGTGACTATCATCAAAACCGAGATCCCGACGCACAACAGACAACACCCAGCGGGCACAGTTATCCGTTGCCATTGATTCCAGCCGTTCCGTGAACTGATCGCGCAGCTGGTTATCGCAGTGCCAGCACAGACGGATTGCGCCCGTAGCGTGTCGCATTGTTGTCATATTCTCGCTGTGCCAGTCGGAATGAGGCCACTGGCAGCCTTTTTCACGAAGTAACCAGCTTTCAAGACATTCCACGCCACCAGCACGACGGATCACTGCCTCATTGCGGAACACGGCCCGAACGGCAGGATCATCCGCCAGCGGTTGTGATGCCGCCGGAACGGCACCACTGGCGAAAGATGAATAACGTTCCGGCTCAGGCTCCAGCAGGACACGCCCCTGCATAAACAAGGGCATCAGCTCTGAACCTGGTCTGAACAATACGATCCCCATACGCGGGGCAATTTCAGGGGTCAGTAGTGCTCTCACGGTCACCTCAATGAACGGTATCGAGCAGCTTTAACAGCTCAGGGAATCGGGATTCGAAGAAATGCGGCTGCGTCTCGCGCGGATTTGCAGGACTGGTGATGTTCTTGCCGAACATGCAGCCTTTCGCGGTCAGCGACCAGAATTTTTTGATGTTGTTAATCGCGGTACGACTGTATCGTTCGCGTTGTTCAACGATCCCCAGCTTCGCCATCTGGTGATATGCCTGATTAGCCGTCAGGCGGATACCATACTGCTTCAGCAGTGCACTCAGCGACAGCGTAGGGCGGCTTGAACCATCTGGCGCATCAGCAGGTGCATCAATGGCATAGATCGGCATAAGTTCAGGAAGACCAGCTACCTTTGATAATTTCTGGTATGCACCAAGTTTCGAGGAGTTTGACAGATTTAGAGTCTTTGCTGCTGATTCAAGCAGAATGACCCCGGATTTAATTTTGTCGGATGTGGTTTCTTCTGGTGATGAATTATGAAGCGCATCAAAAGTACGTATCACTTTTAAGCTGAATGCCGGGCTGATCCACATTGCATATGCATAGACCAGCTCTTTACAGACATACGTCCCACCATTGCGCCCCTGAATGGTGATGACAGGAATACTACGGGAATCTCCCGTAGTTTCTTCTTCCAATAATTCCACAAGAGCCTTCGTTTCAGGACGACGCATAAACTCGTGAACTTCCAGCGAACGGGAGGAGCGATTCTCACCAGCGGCAAGAAGAGCAGCTTTCTGAAGGTCGTTAAGACAGTAGTTAGATTCGAAGTACTGGCGCACAGAAACGCCATCAATTACAAGCAACTGATTCATTGGTTTCTCCACAAATTTTTATCCACGAGCGGGACTGCACTCCCTTTTCGTTGATGCAGGATGAACTTACTGCGATTTTTAATAGTTATCAAGGATACACTGTTCATAAATACAGTATCTTTAACGAGGTAATACCCAAATTTAGGGTGTTGCTCAATTCCGTTACCGAGTTGCTAATTTGCAACTCGCTTTTTCGTACTTACTGATAGTGATCTCGACCTTCCCCTCCGGGATAACCGGTCCCCACTCCACCAGCATTCTTTTCACCTGACTGTCGTCTTCCCACACCCCCGCGTGGGTCAGGGCGTCAAACAGCGCCTTGTTATAGTTGTCCAGATCGCGGATCCGGTTATCCGGAGGAAACAACACGATCTCCACTGAAGCAGGTGCCGACGTTGGTTTCGGCAGACGACGTAACTGCTCAACTATTGCTGCACACGCCGCGCTCTGGAATTTTCGCCCCGCCGCGCTTATCAGGCTCTTACCAGCAAACGCCCCTTTGTTGGGGTGTCGCCAGTACGTGTTCACGCTGGGCGGAAAAGGCAGGATCAGCTTCATACTTTCAGGCCTCTCTCATGTAACCAATGGGCTGCACGCAGCCTGGCGTTTTCCTCACCGGCAAGCAGTGAGCGGATAATCCCGACCGCCTCGCTGTCGTCGTCCTTCACCACGGTATGAAGCGTGATCCCCCGGGCCACACCACGCTTTATCGTGATGACGCCTTTTTTCTCCAGTGCGCGAAGATGCTCCACCGCTGCATTCACTGAACGGTATCCCAGCATGGTTGCCACCTCCTGATTGGTTGGCGGGAAGCCACGTTCTTTCTGATAAGAAATCAGCATATCCAGCACCTGCTGCTGGCATTGAGTTAACGTCGTCATGCCGCCATCTCCCTGACCAGTTTTTCCGCCTGCTGGCGAACCTGCGCCAGAAACGCCTCACCACATGCCTCAAGTTCATCGCGCCCGATGTAGCTGATTGCCGGTCCCTTCCAGGTCTTGTCGAAAACAGCAATAGCACCAGCGAAGAAAGCGCCTGTCGGCACCTGCTTCTCATCTTTCGGGATAAACCAGGCAGGCAGTTCAAAACCAATACGCCCGCGAATAAAAGCAATATGATCTGCATCTTCCGGCCACCACACTTCGCTGGTGGCAGCTTTGATCAGGAAAACATAGCGCCCGCCTTTATCACGCATGGCACTGGCATGTTTCATGATGTAACGCATGCCGGTGATGTATTGCCCCTCATGCTGACTGGCGCGGCTGTATGGGGGATTACCAAAGGCAGCACCTTTAAGCTCCGCAAGACGTTCTGACCAGTCATGCGCCAGCGCGTTGTCTTCCGCAGTGTAATAAGCGGCACATTTGGCGTTATCACCATCAGTGAACAGATCCAGAACAAACGGGCCAAACAGGGTGTTAATTCCCCAGAAAATGTTATCCGGCGTGCGCCACTGATCGCCCACTTCCTTCAGTTCATGGGCTGGTTTGTTCCGCAGTTCCACCAGCGCCTGGCAATATTTATTACTCATTAAGCCCCCACGAAATTCCCTGACAGATACCACTCTTCACCCGATGCAGCGCGCTTGCTGCTTTTCCGTAAGCACCGCTCACGACGTGCCAGAAAATTGTTTCGTTCTGGCTGGGAGTGGCTTTCACGGAATGCCGCCATCCACACGGTTGCAGCACGACGGTATAAGCCCCTTGACTCCAGTTCTTCAGCCTGGCGGGTCAGGCACAAAATCACCCGGGGATCGTTAGTGCCGACATAGAAATTGCGCACAGGTCTGGTTTCACGAACTGGTTGTGGTTCCGGCTCCTGCGCTCTCTCAGTCAGGCGTGGGAAATGTCTGCGTGTATCTCCTTCACAACGGTGAGCCACACGCCCACTCTGACGTAACTTGCTTGCTGACTGCAGAACGCGCTGCCGTGAGTAACCTGCAAAAGCATCCGCAATGTCTCCGGAAGTACACCCCGGATGGGCTTCAATGAATTTCTGAACTTCATTCAAAAGACTCATGATCACCCCCTGAATCCTGCCGGGATCTGGCTGTAGTCCACGTTGTCGTAACTGGCTTTGAAGTACGGGTCCTCACGTCTGACTGCAGATACCGCAGGAACTTCCCAGGATTCTTCGAAATGACGATCCGGGCCAAAGAACGTGACAGCCTGTTTCACAAATTGTGTGCCGCTGTTACCCATCGCAGATACCCAGCCCGCGTAGCGTTTCACACCTTCCAGCATGGTTTCGGGGTTTACCCCCTCATTCAAACGGGCTTTCCAGGCTTTGAAGGCTGCAGATTTTGAATTGCCACCAGCACGTTTGGGATATACCAGCCATGCCTGCTCAAACTCCGGAGAGTATTCCGGTCGGTTTGAACGAACTCGCACGGACTCATCAACTGATGCACCAACAGCTATTGGTTCATTGACTGGTTCAAAAGAGTGACTGGTTCTGGGTGAATCTCCTGCACTACCCCCTGGTGCAACTCCTGCACTACCTGGTGAATTTGCTGCACCAGATAGTGAATTATTTGCACTACCCCCTAGTGAATCTCCTGCACCATCAAGATGAAGGAGATAGATATTACTTGAGTTACCTTTTTCACCTTTCCGGGTGACTTTTTTTACCAGCCCGGACTCACAAAGGGCCGCAATATGATTCATCACAGAACGTTTGCTAATCTCGCACTGGTCAGCAATATGCTGGTAGCTGGGCCAGCACTCACCCTGATCGCTGGCATTATCAGCCAGCTTGATCAGAACCAGTTTTCGCAATGGATTACCCACTCGAATTTTCATCGCTTTAACCATCAGCTCCATACTCATGCTGCACCTCCGAGATGCTTCATGTTTTTTCCGGAGCGAAAGGCTATAAGCGGCATACTGACGCGGTAATTACGGCCCAGCGGTTCACAAATCACCTTCTGACATTCACGGTCAACCAGGCTAACACGTAGAACATGCCCTGCAGGTGTGGTGTACCACTGACCCGGACGAGGACAACGGAAAGTCTGATTGGTAAACCGTTTGAAAATATTCCGGATCATTTGCGCCCCCTTACCTCTGAAGGGTTCAGCGACAAATTTATGAGGCAGGCCAGCGCCGAAGCATCATTAATATAGTCATACAAGCTAACAGCCAGCGGAGATTCGGCTTTTGCCAACATAGGATAAAGCTGCTGCAGCCAGACCTGATGAATTGATGAAATGTAGGAATAGAGAACGCTGGCGTTATGTGCAACGTCGCTCGGTACAGGGGGTTTTGAAAGCTGTTTCTCCATCTGGTTAAAGGCATTGATATATGCCTCTTTGAACTGGGCAGCACGTTTACCCGTGAAACCCATAGCAAGAAACGCAAAGCCGTCGCGGGTTATTTGATAGCAAGGTAGTTTGCGGCCTGATGCGTCGATGTACTCACTGAGCTGAAAATTCAGCTCAGTAAATTCGGCAGAGCATTCAAGAGACGCAATTTTTTGAATGACATTTTTGTGTTGTTTGCCGAAATAACTAGCAACAGCCAGAGAAGAAGTAACAACTTTGTCTGCAATAATGCAAAGTTCAGGTTGTACTAAGGCAGGGATCGTAGCCATGATGGCAGCCTCCGTATGCAATGGATAACTTCCACCACCGGAAACGCCAATTTCGCTGGTGGTGAACTGAGCAGGGTTGGCGTAACCGGCGCATACGGAAACCGGCGCACCTTTCGGTGCCCCCACCCAGCCCACCATAATTTGGGTATAGCTGAGTTGTAGCAACAAAAAAGACGCTAACGCGCCAATTGTCGCCGTATGCAATTCCAGGACGCCAATCCCGGCACCCGCTTTATAAGGTGCCTGAACAGTGTAACGTCCCGGAATGGCAGAATCAATGTGCTGGTGGTCCTTCACACTCAACAAAATCACGCCTGAATTTCCACAAAGGACTAAAGCACTCATGCGGGTAGTCTTTGCGAAGATAGATAACGCGCTGTGTTTCTGGTTCCCAACGAATAACATGAACATAAAGCCCTCTTCCGTCACGAAACCAGCGGTTAAGTTCCTGCACAACTCGCCCCCCACAGTCAGGTAAAGTTCTCTGTGGTTACTTACAGCCAGGTGATTTGGTAATCTGCATTCATGCCGTAACAACAGGTGTTCAGAGACGCTGACCACCAGCTGTTGCGACAAACGGTTATTTGCCGTTAAACTGTTCATGCGTTAGTTTCTCCACAGACACAAAACGCCACGACGCCCGGAGCTGCACACTCGCGGGCGTCACTCTTTTCTGGAGCGCAAAAGATTTTGTAGACCAGTGCTGCATGCTCCTGGAGCTTCGAAATTGACAGATACAACTCATCATTAATTGCTGTCTGCTCGTGTGGCTCCACTACCCCATCTTCGATTGCCGAACGAATCTGTTTTGAGTAACTCCCGATCTGTTCGATGACTTCCAGCAGGCGCTGGTTTATATCGGCGTTCTCAACTTCCTCAATGTCAGGAAGCGATACAAACACCCCACCTGCAGACTGTGCGACAGCATCCGCAATGTAGTGAGTGCCAGCCGCGCGCTGTAAAATCATTGCCCATCCCAGCGGGAAAATCTGATCGCCATCTGCACGAAGGCGGTTGAATAAAGCGTTCTCTGTTACATCCAGCCACTCAGCAGCTTCAGCGTAACCCCCCGGCAACGCCGCGATAGTTTTTCTGACAGCTTTCACGTACCACTCAGGCTGTTTTTCCACTTTCCAGTGATGCTTACCCACGGCTTACCTCCTGTTCCTGTGGTTTAAACCCATTCTGGTTTTGGCTAGATTGAAAACGTGCCGGATAAAGAATCTGCATTTCGCTGATTTCACCCTTAAAAAAATTGGCCAGACGCTCTGCAAGATCGATAGATGGAATTTGTTCCAGTCTCTCAATACGACTCAGCGTTGCTGGATTAACCTGAACGCCCGCAGCAACATGCTGCAAAGTAAACCCGTGCGCCTTACGCACATTTCGTGATGGTGATTGCATATAACCTCCACATATTGCGTGATGAGCATATTATTTCACGCAAATATTTTGCGCAAGTTGATTTGCTTAACGCGCAATAAAGAAATGTAATAAACGCATGAACATAGGAAACCGAGTCAGACAACTTCGCCAGGCGAAGAACATGAAAATCGCCGATCTCGCTGAAGCAATAGGAGTGGATGCGGCGAATATCTCGCGCCTGGAAACAGGTAAGCAGAAACAATTCACTGAACAAGCCCTGAGTAATATTGCCAGGAGCTTAGGTGTTGATATTGCTGATCTCTTTACCTCAGACGTCAAAAGTAATACTGTATGTAAAAACAGTATTAGTGAGGATGTTGCGCAGGTGAAGGATGTATTCCGTATTGAAATGCTGGATGTCAGTGCCAGTGCGGGAAATGGCCTTATCCAGGGCGGTGATGTCATTGATGTGATTCATGCCATTGAATACAGAACTGATAATGCTGTATCGATGTTTGGCGGACGACCAGCCAATCACATTAAAGTTATCAACGTTCGTGGGGACAGTATGTGTCCAACCATTGAGCCAGGAGATCTCATCTTCGTTGATGTCAGTATCAATCAGTTTGATGGAGATGGTATCTATGTATTTGGTTTTGATGATAAAATTTATGTCAAACGACTGCAAATGATACCTGACAAACTACTGGTGATATCTGATAACCAGATTTACCGTGAATGGGGAATTACCAGCGAAAATGAACACCGGTTTATGGTCTTTGGAAAGGTCTTAATCAGCCAGTCACAAACCCTTAAACGACACAATTAACCCTTACTTCCTCATCAATTAGCCACCCGAAGGTGGCTTTTCATTACCCATCAAATTGCATATCTCGCAATAAAAACACTTGCATAATGCGCAACTTCATTTTATCTTTCTTTCCAGACCAACAAACAAGGTACTAACAAAATTTGGTTGTAACACGGCGTATGGCACATGCGTCGTTAGCGGTCTGGGGACGTTAAAGGGGACAATCCACTCCTTGCTCGGGCAAACAAACCAGGTAGCCGGAATGTGCAAGTCAATGATGATGCTGATAAGACGCCTAACCAGCGCGGCGATCCGGTTTGACGCCTGGGAAGAGACCAGGGTGCAACGATGAGGGCATTTATGGAACCGCGACAAAGTGTGGTGCCGTAACTGGCTAAGTGCTCTCAGCGTTGTGGTAATCCGCGAAATGGCGCGGCGGTAAGTATGGCGGGGTTACTCTTTCCCCGTTGAGGACACCGGATTGTCAGGTTGACCATACGCCTGAGTGACAACCCCACCACAACAGCCACTGCTTTGGCGGTACCAGTTTGTACACTTGCTTCCGGCTGGTACCGCTCTTTTTACAAAACAGAGAAGAGCATCACCGGACGACGGGCTCATAACCCAATCCATCCGGGCGGCTGCCACCGCAGGTGTTCTTCTCTGTTTTGTGGAGAAACCAACCGGCCTTGCAGGGTCGATATGATGAGGAGCAGCAAAATGGCTAGCGAACGCAGTACTGATGTGCAGGCATTTATCGGGGAGCTGGACGGCGGCGTATTTGAAACCAAAATCGGCGCAGTTCTCAGTGAAGTCGCTTCCGGTGTGATGAACACGAAAACCAAAGGTAAGGTCTCGCTCAACCTGGAAATCGAACCGTTTGATGAGAACCGTGTGAAAATCAAGCACAAACTCTCATATGTTCGCCCGACTAACCGCGGGAAAATTTCCGAAGAAGACACCACCGAAACGCCGATGTATGTCAATCGCGGTGGTCGCCTGACTATTCTGCAGGAAGACCAGGGACAATTACTGACTCTTGCCGGTGAACCTGACGGAAAACTCCGCGCAGCAGGTCATTAATATCGTTCTTAATTAACTGATTATTTATCTCATCACTGAATATCTTTATATAGTGAGGACTTATTATGTCTCAGAACTTAGACGCAACCGCAATTAATCAAATCCATGCCCTTATTTCTGCTCAGGGTGTTAATGAAATTATCAGTAAGATTGGTGCCGATGCTGTGGCATTGCCTGAGAATTTCCGCATTCATGATCTGGAAAAATTTAATTTAAATCGCTTCCGTTTCCGTGGTGCGCTTTCCACTGCCAGCATCGATGACTTTACCCGTTATTCTAAAGATCTTGCAGATGAAGGCACCCGCTGCTTTATCGATGCTGATAATATGCGTGCCGTCAGTGTACTTAACCTGGGTACTATTGATGAACCAGGTCACGCAGATAACACCGCCACTCTCAAACTGAAAAAGACAGCACCGTTCTCTGCCCTGTTGTCTGTTAACGGCGAGCGTAACTCCCAGAAGTCACTGGCAGAATGGATTGAAGACTGGGCCGACTATCTTGTGGGCTTTGATGCTAATGGTGACGCTATTCAGGCAACAAAAGCGGCTGCGGCAGTCCGTAAAATCACGATTGAAGCAAACCAGACCGCTGATTTTGAAGATAATGACTTCAGCGGCAAACGCTCCCTGATGGAGTCTGTCGAAGCGAAGACCAAAGACATTATGCCAGTGGCATTTGAATTTAAATGCGTTCCGTTTGAAGGCCTTAAAGAACGTCCGTTTAAATTACGCCTCAACATTATCACTGGCGATCGTCCTGTACTGGTTCTGCGCATTATTCAGCTGGAAGCAGTGCAGGAAGAAATGGCTAACGAATTTCGTGATCTGCTTGTTGAGAAATTTAAAGACAGCAAAGTAGAAACCTTTATTGGTACTTTCACCGCCTGATTTCATTACTGCAAATGCCCCTGCGGGGGCATTTATGGAAACATAATTTACTCAATAATCGCCGGATGGTGATGGCTTCCTTTTACCAGAATTCAGCGCGGTACAGCGCATATACGTGGAGAACAATATGTCATTTATTAAAACTTTTTCCGGGAAGCATTTTTATTATGACAGGATAAATAAAGACGACATCGTTATTAACGATATCGCGGTTTCCCTTTCAAATATCTGTCGCTTTGCAGGACATCTTTCACACTTCTACAGCGTCGCCCAACATGCGGTGCTTTGCAGCCAGCTGGTACCGCAGGAATTTGCTTTTGAAGCGTTAATGCATGATGCAACAGAAGCATATTGCCAGGACATCCCCGCACCACTGAAACGCCTTCTTCCTGACTATAAACGGATGGAAGAAAAAATAGACGTCGTCATCCGTGAGAAATACGGATTACCCCCGGTTATGAGCACGCCCGTGAAATATGCCGATCTCATCATGCTGGCAACCGAACGCCGCGATCTCGGGCTTGATGATGGCTCTTTCTGGCCTGTACTGGAAGGTATCCCGGCGACAGAGATGTTCAAAGTTATTCCACTGTCACCAGGCCATGCCTACGGGATGTTTATGGAACGTTTTAACGAGTTATCGGAGTTACGCAAATGCGCATGAATGTTTTCGAAATGGAAGGGTTTCTTCGCGGGAAATGTGTACCGCGAGATCTGAAAGTGAACGAAACAAATGCTGAGTACCTGGTACGTAAATTCGATGCGCTTGAAGCTAAATGTGCGGCACTGGAAAACAAAATAATACCAGTGTCAGCTGAACTACCACCAGCAAATGAAAGTGTTCTGTTATTTGATGCTAACGGAGAAGGCTGGCTGATTGGCTGGCGTTCTCTCTGGTACACCTGGGGACAAAAAGAAACCGGAGAATGGCAGTGGACATTTCAGGTCGGGGACATTGAAAGCGTCAATATCACTCACTGGGCAGTAATGCCAAAAGCACCGGAGGCTGGAGCATAATGACCACATTTACCGATAAAGAACTGATTAAAGAAATCAAAGAGCGTATCAGCAGCCTAGAGGTTCGAGACGATATTGAGCGCCGTGCTTATGAAATTGCTCTGGCATCGCTGGAAGAGGAGCCGGTGGCATGGCTACATTCAGACAATGGCTTAGGTATTCCAGCAATAACCAGGAGTAAAAACATTGCTGACAGTTGGTTATCAAAGGGCTGGTATGTTCAGCCGCTATATATAGCCAAGCCAGTGCCGGTGGTGCCAGATGCTCGTCCGTCTTTAAATAATGGCATAGTCGGTTTTGATGAAGGCTGGAACGCCTGCCGCGCCACCATGCTTCACGGTGTCAAACCTGTAAGCCAGACTTACAAGTTGAACAAGCTGTCTGGCAACTCTCCGGTAACTCCGGATGGTTGGATAAGCTGTAGTGAGCGAATGCCGAACGATAAACAATATGTTTGGTGTTGGGGTAAGTCTTACGGCTGGACTGAGTGCGATACCTTCGAAGGGTATTACGATTGTTCGAGAAACAAATGGTGGGCAGTTACTGACAATGGGGAAGAACCGGCATCGAAAGTAACCCACTGGATGCCGCTACCGGAACCGACGCAGGAGGTGAAGTAATGAACAACTTAATGACAACTAAACAAGTCGCCGACTTCTGTGGCGTTTCAGTATCGACAGTTCTTCGCTGGAACAGCGTAAACCGGAGAACTGGCCAGAAATACAGACCTGATTTTCCAGATCCTGATATTAAATCATGCCCAAATAAATGGGCGTCACGCAAGATTTACAGGTTTGCAGGAGTTATTGAATGACGTATGTGAACAGACACGTCTATGGCACGGTCAGCGTCTGTCTGAGCGATACAGGCACGGACGTTGCTATCCACAAGCATTAATTATCAGGAAACTGGGACCGCTCCCCAAGCATGATGTATTGAAACGAAGACATTTACACAATGATAGAAAAAATACTAAAATAATGATTCAACTCAAAGAGTTGATGTACATAAAATGCCTCACCGGCATAGGTGAACATTTTCATGGGTGGGGAAAAACATGATGTGGACCACACTTCCCCCTCTAAAAAGAGGGGAAAGAGTATGGTTTTGTTGTACACTAAAGGCCATATGGTTTTTTATTATGTTTGGATAAGATAAATGAATGTAATAGCATTTAATGAAATAGAATCTAGCATCGCCGCCAATGATCAGGTTGATTCTATCTGCATTGAATTAACA